CACAAACAGAGCAAAGACAGCACGGGACGCTGGCCTATGGGCGGCGATCCAGGTCGCAGACCAAGCCGCCATCAAGTTCGAAGGCGAATGGGGCATCGGACGCCTGGAGCGCATCGTCCCGCCAGAACTCGCTGCAAAGTTCGCCATCGCCAGACACCAGCTAGACGAAGCCATCATGGCCGTGGACATCGAGCTGGCAGGCCAGAAGGCAATGGCTATGGCAAGGGGCTGGGAGGCGCTGGACAGGGCTGCAAGGGCAGCAGGGCATAGACCCGAGGATAATGCTTACGTGTGGTTCCACGGCTCTCCAGACGGCAGGAAACGCTATGCCTTCGCAAAGTCAGTCCATGACCTGCCGGAGATCGCCAAACGACACCCTGATCATATCGTCATCAGCTTCGATGAGATCGTCAGCCTCTTCGAAAGACCAGATGCAATGGCGACAATTGCAGAGATCAAGAAGCAGTGGCCGGGGGCTTATCTTCAGAACAAGAATCCAACGAACACGCTCTTAAACGACGCCATCCCATTCTGATGGCAAAGACCCAAAATGGTGCGTGAAAACCATTCTGAAGATGCAAACCTAATTTGACGAAATGCGGTTTTATCGCCATAACTCGGGAACAGAACAGGAAATGAGGGTTGCATGGCTAAGGTCATGACTGAGGAGCAGATCGCCGCAAGGCGTGAACGCATTGCCAAACGGGCTAACAGACCGCCAACAAAGATCAGGGTGGCCGAGGAAGTTCACGTAAGGCAAGGAAATCTCAGGGGAAGGCCCAGCCTCAAGTCTCCAGCAATCATCGATGACATCCTAGCCGGTGTCGCATCAGGCAGATCACTGGCAACCGTTTGTGCCTCTGATCCAAGGATGCCTGATGTGCGAAACGTGTATAGATGGATGGAGCAAGACGAGGGGTTCCGCCTTGCTTATCTCCGCGCTTGTTCGAATCGGTCTCTGGTCTACGCTGACACCATCGGCGACATCGCCCAGGCAACGCTCAGCGGCAAGATCGATCCCAATGCTGCAAGGGTAGCAATCAATGCATATCAATGGGTTGCGGCAAGGCTCTCAGCCAATGTGTACGGTGAGAAGCAGGAGGTGACCGTCAACCATCAGCACCTGCATCTTCATGCACTGCGGCAGCTATCGGAGGCGGCTAAGGTTGGACAAGCGGCTATCCAGCAGCGTGAGCTGGAGCTACAAGCCATCGAGATAGGGGACACAATAGGGGACAGCAGCGATGACGACCTGCAACCTATTGAAATCATTACACCTAGGGCGGATGATATATCCGCATAACCGTGATGAGGGACAGATGGGGGACAGGTGGGACGGGGACACAGGCGGCATCAGCAGGCGTCCGAGGTCACGCTGGGATGGGGACGTGTCGGGAGCCCCCCGGCCTCCCCCGGCGGCGGGGGGCGGCTGCTGCAGCAGCACCCTCTGCTCACAGATACCATTTCACACACAGCTTCACCTGCACCCTCGTCTTACCCGGCATCCCCGTCATACTCTGAAACCCCTGAAACCCCCGAAACCCCTCAACAACCCCCTGCAACAGGTTAACAGGCAAGAAGGGGTAGACCCCCCTCCCCCCCTACCGGGGTTGCCTTGGTCCGCCCAATCTTCCAAAAAAAAGAAATCAGAATGACACAGCCAATCAACGACGCTGACGCCTACATCGACTTTATCCGCACCTATGCGAATGATCCCGTTGGTTTCGTGATCAATGTTCTAAAGGCTGATCCTCTGCCGTGGCAGAAGGACTTCCTGAACAAGATTGCCAAGGGCGAGCGCCGCATCAGCGTCAGGGCCGGTCACGGCGTGGGCAAGTCCACCGCGTGTTCGTGGGCTTTGATCTGGCATATGACGTGCCGCTTTCCGCAGAAGGGTGTGGTGACGGCGCCTACGGCTGCGCAGTTGTTTGACGCATTGTTTGCCGAGCTTAAGTCATGGATCAACAAGCTTCCACCTGTTCTCAGGGAAAGCTTCGAGGTGTTCTCCGACAA